TTATAATCTTAAAAATATCTGCATTGGAAGTGTTTGTTGACCTTAATCTGATTACATTATTCTGTGAAAAATATGTTGGTAGATTTTGTATTTTACCATCATCAACATCAATTGTGTGATATGTCCAATCGTTTTCAATTTGAATAAATTTTGATTTGTTATTTTTTATATCCCATTCTATTATACCATGAACCAATCCTTCACCAAAGTTTTGTTGTATGAGAGAACCAGCATAAGCAATTGTACCATTTGGATTTAGATATTGAAATTTGTGTATGTCACCAAACATACCATAATCAAACCCTTCAAACTTTTCAATGGTAATACTCTTGTTCTTCATAAAAGTACCCATATCTGTTGATGCCATGTCAACAGCACCGTGAAACAATACTACCTTAGTATTATCCGTGATTACATCTTTTGCAAGAATAAAGTTCTCAGGATTCTCATAAACAGAATTTAATATAAAATCTACATTATGTAGTGTGTAAACTCCTGTTTCTTTCAAATAGAATAGGGTATTGAAATCACCGTCTATTAAATTAACTATTGGTGAAAGAGCATCCATTCTTGATGGATTGTTTAGATTACAATCGTGATTTCCTGCAATCAAAATTGTTGGTGCTATCTTTGAAAGAGTATCCAATAATTCAGTTACAATATCTATTAGCTCAGGTGTCATATCAGTTTTAGCATGAACAATATCACCTGCAAGATATAATATAGTATTTGGATTTTCTTCTACCTTATCTCTACATAATTTGTATAGTTTTTCAAATACACTTTTGTATTCGTCATGTCTTTTAAAATTACGAATATGAACATCAGCAATATGTAAAATGTTATCTACTTTTGCAATTTTAGATGTATGTAGTATTTCTTTAAGCATACATTATCCTCTGTTTAATAATATCATAACTGTCCGTTGGTGGTGTAATTGATTTTAGATTACTAAAATCTCTAAAACCCATTTCATTTATATCCTTCTGTTCCATTCGGACAACTGAAACATCTATGCCTTCTCTAAGAAGTAATGATGATATTTTTATGGAATCAGAAATTGCATCGTTATCGAGAGCAACAATAACTTTTGGTGGTTTACGCAACAAAATTTTTTCCATCAATTTTGGTTGAATGATTTTGCCAAAAAGTGGAATGGTATTGTATCTAGCAGTAATTGCGTCAAATACACCTTCAACAAGAGTGACTGTCTCTTCCCAATTTATAAAACATTCAAATCCAATAACATCTTTACTTACTTTTGGATTTTTATATTTTAGAGTATCTTCTTCAAATATAGAACGAGAAACAAAAAAGTTTAGATTAAAATTTTCATCATAGGATGGAACAACGATTCTACCTGAATATTGACCATTTGGACAATAACCAATGTTGTATCTTAAAATGTCTGTCCTACTAATACGCCTTGATTTTAAGTAATTCAATGCCTGTTTCATTTGCATCTTTACTTGTATATCCTTTATGACAGGATATTCATAAAGTTTTATAAACTCATCTGGCAATTTTACAGAATCTTCTTTTTTAGAATCGTTAGAATTTACATATAAATTTTTTCTCTTAACAATCTTATACAGTGTATCCATATAAGATTTATCCGCCTTTAATTTTTTGAATAGAGAAATAATATCCCTACCTTTAGCATTACTAACCCAACAGTGCCAAAAGTTTTGACCATTATTGTTTACACTTAAATCTATTTCTAATTTTGGTTTATAATGACTAATAAATGGAGAGAAAAAAGAATAGTTGTTGCCAGATGTTCTTCTTCCTTTACCTAAAACCTTTTCTACCAAATTTAGCAAATCGTAGTTTATCATAACCGCACTTTATGGAAATTAAATTATTGTCACAAATTTAGTAAATATTTGTGACAATTACAAGCATTCTTTTAACCACTCTTCCGGTATTTCTTTTTTTGCCCATTTCCAACCTTTCTTATCACAGTATTGTGAATAGGTTGTCTTGCTTCCCTTGTATAATTTTGCATTGGGATTTTGGAATACAAAACGAATATCTATATTTGGGTATTGATCAAATATCAAATCGAACTTTAATCTATCAGTTTTTACCCATCTACCTTTTGATTCTATGTAAAGTTTATCACCAGTTTTCTTGTTAAGAACAAAATCTGGAGTATAATTGTGTTTGGTTGCAGGTTGTATGTAAGATATTTTATCGGTTTCGTAACCAAATTCTTTTTTAGACTTTTTTAATTCTTCATTTATATTATCTTCAAGACCACTACGAAACCCATGTTTAATCGCAACTTGATTTCTTTTCATTAAATATCAAACCTTATAATAACATTAATGTCAACATCATCTCGTTTTTCTAATGGATTTGCCAATTTTGCAATCGCAAGTAATTCATTTTTTTCGTTGTATAATCCAATCGATGTTATGAATGGATTGAAATATCTACTATACACATAATCTTCTACATCATTGTTATTGGTATCTCCATCTTTTCTGATTGACGGATTCTGTGTAAAATTAAATTCGTGTTTTCTTAACTTACAAATTATTTCATATTGATAAAATGTTGTTGTACTTCTAAATTCCGCAACGAATCCATTTATATTACCATCATAATCAAAATTACCATTTGTACCGAGAATTGTGTTTTTATATTTTGGTCTTGGATCTGATATTACAATAAATCCATTTTTATGGAATATGTTACCAACTCTTGATGTTTGATACGCATATCCTTTATCAAAACTGTTATCGTATAGATAGGTTATTTCATTAGATGTCAATGCCTTCCTATAAACACGAACTTCATCCATTGAGCCGGATAAAGTAGAACCACTTGGACCATTTCCAGCAATATAAAAGTTATGGTCATTCATAACATTTTTGGATATATTCAATTGAGTTTGATTATCAATTGCACCATCTATCCATATTTGGAAATAACTCGAACTCTTTTGACACACAATATGATGCCATGTATTAGCGGTTAATACACTCGATGTTACTTCCGCAGTTTGTTCGTTTGAACTTTGTTTGAATGTTAAAGTATTTGGTTTAGCGGATGTTGAATTATTTAAGAATATATCAAATGGATATTGTTCTGCATTTCTAGCAACATCTCCGCTTGTATATGTTAGAGTGTATTCATTTAATGTATCCACTCGTTTCATTCTATTCTTGTTGAATATGGCATTGTAACTAGCAGTCACATTTGTTTGTGCACTTGGAACTTTTAACCAAAAACTAAATGCAAAATTTTCACTTCTTGAAAAATTAAATGACTCTTTATTATGTACTTGTAAATAAGTATTACGAATTTCAGCACAAACACCGGTAGATTGAGTTGTGTCTGTTGTTGGTATACCAGGATAATAATCTATATTCTTTATATTTTTTATAGAGACATCATTTCTATAAGATGACATATCGATTACATAATCCATTTTTTTGGATTTCATATTGTATTCTCGATATTTTTCATTGAAACCAATGTATAACAATGGTGATTCATCTACGAAATTATTTTCATTGAAATCGGTATCTCTAAGATTTCCATATCCATCATCGATTAATTTATACTGAGATGCTGATACACTACTCTGATTGGTTATACTAAATGATTTTTGTAGAATACCTTCACCAAAAACACCAACTGGAATAATCATCAAAGAACTTGACTCTGCCAAGTATGTAATAGTATTGTTATCAGTTACAATGTTTGGTACTTTATCGTTTCTATACTCAGTATAAAAATTATGGTCTAAGTAGTACCATAATATTTTTGGATCCATACTTTGTGTTGTGAATACTCGGTCATATAAAGATGACGATAAGTTTGCAACATTACCAAAATATTTATGATTCTCTGGATATAATGCTCTGTAAGTATTTATTCCAACTTTCTTATAATACTCGTAATCATTATGGTCTGTTGTAATTTGCCAAAGTTTATTCGCCTCAAATGGTCGAATTGTATAGTCACCTAATTTGAGTTTCTTGTGAGATAAACTTCTAATATTTCCATAATTAAATTCCATATTATAATAACCTAACTCTTACTTGAAATAAATGTTCATT